CCTCGGAGGAAATTCGCCTGATGCTTCAACGCACGGCGAACGAGCTCGAAGAGTGTTTGGAGATGTCAGACCTGTAACCAAAGGATAATCTTGTGACAACTGAAAGTGCCCGCAAGGAAACCGTGGCTCGCATCGCCATGGAAAAGGAAGAGGCAGAAGCCAGGGCCAAAGCAGAAGCGGCGGCCCGTGCTCGCCTTGAAGAACTCAAGCCCGACAGGGAAAAGATCAATCTTGTTGCGGCTGCGGTTGAGGCAATCGTGGTCCCCTACCTGTCACCCGCTGCCGAAGTTGCGCAAATGGCCGTTGGCCAATTACTCAGCGACTGCACTCGCGAGATACGAGCCATTGCGAAGAGATTGTCATGAGAAGCGACGGAAACATGCCTAAGATAGCACCAGCCATTGAGCGGGATACGAGGACCAAATGAGAATCATAGACTGCAAACAACAAAGTGAAGAGTGGGACCGCTGGCGTCACCGCCCGACCGCCAGCGAATTCGGCAAGTTTTGCACGCCTGCTCGCGGTGACTATTCCTCACAGGCAACCGCTTATGCTGCGAAGATCGTGGCCAAAAAGCTTGGCGTCTATACAGAGCCGCCCCCAACTTTCTGGATGGAATGGGGCACGGAGCACGAGCCTAACGCGAAGCTGGCCTATACCAAGCAGACGGGCCGCGAGGTTCAAGACGTCGGGTTCGTTGTGCCTGACGGAACAGACGCCTACGGATGCTCACCGGATGGGCTGGTCGGTGAGGATGGCCTTATTGAAATCAAATGTCCGGCACCCGAGACGCTGATTTCCATGCACGCTTTGCGGGCGAAGGCTAATGCGTTGCCTGTGGAACTACCCCTTGCTTACCGGCCGCAGGTGCAGGGGCAGCTACTGATCACCGGCCGCCAATGGTGTGACTTCTACGTCTGGCACCCCCTGCTGAAACCGTTTCTCTTGCGGGTTGAGCCAGACTTGGACTATCAATCTAAAATTGCTGATGGATTATTGAAGCTGCTACACGAGATCAAAAACATCGAGTCGCACGTTACTCGGATGTCACACCCGTTGGTGTCGATTGGCGAACTAGGCACACCTGCGATAGGATGGGACGATGACTGATTTAACACATGAAGACCTTATCAAAGCGATGCTGGCAAAGTCGGATCAACTAAACGCGGTTGACCTGATCGCTGGCCCGATCACCGTGAAGATCGTAGCCGCAAGGAAGGGCAGCAAGGAGCAGCCAATTGTGTTGGAGATCGAGGGTTGGGAGGGGAAGCCGTGGAAGCCGTGCAAAACGATGCTAAGGATCATGGCTGAGGTTTGGAAGCAAGAAACGGATGTCAAAATGCACCCCGAGCGATGGGTCGGGCAGAGCGTAACGCTGTATCGCGATCCTGATGTAAGGTATGGAGGTGATTCGGTCGGTGGAGTGCGTATTAGTCACCTCACCGGCATCAACGAACCACGATCGTTTCGGGTTGCAGTAACACGCGGCCGAACGATGGAAAAAATCATTTATCCGATTGAGGTAGTCTCTCCAGAGGATCAGGAGTATATCGACGAGGCCATCCAAGAATTTGCCGAGGCGTCGACGGCCGAAGACCTCGCAACAATTGGGCTGATCTTAAAAGAGAAATCCGCAGCAATTCGGGGGAGGCTCAAGGCCCCTTACGCCGCGAGACTGGCTGAGCTAAAGACAGATTGAGTTAATGGCAGTACCGGGACGATAACATGAAGCGGCAACGGTTTCTCTCCGGGGGAAGTTCATGGCAGGGATGGTACGTTGCTTGCCCTGCTGAAATGACCCTGGCCCGCGAAGTAGCTCAGCTAAAGGTTTTGAACAGACGACTTGTCGAGATGAGAACAAAGTAATGGCAAAAAAGAAACTTAACGCCGATGTCCCCAAAAAAGCCCGCATGAAAACCATAGCCGACCAGCTATGGAGCTATGCCGTCCGCGATGAATGGAATTGGGAGTGCGCCGTGTGTGGCAAAACAGGCAAACGCCCTAATGCCCACCACATAATCCCTCGGCAGCATGAGGCCACTCGTTACCTGATCCACAACGGCATTTGCCTATGTTTTTGGTGTCACCAGCGAGACCCTGACGAATCACCGCACAACAACGCCTTAGGCTGGCTCGACTGGCTATCGGAACACCTGCCGAACTTGCACCGGTGGTACCGGCACACGATCGCCACCAATGCCCACAAAGCGTTTAGTGGTACCACTAACAAAACCTATTACTGCGGAGTAATCGAGGGATTTAGGGAATACGTTCCGAAACACGAATTTGAGCGGATCGTAGGCGTTAAGTTTGCAAGGTGGCTAGCAGAACAGAAAGAAGAGAACTAATGGAGTCATTTATTGCGGCATTGATTACGGCAGTCGGGCTGGCGTGCGGGGCGTTTGTATTTGTCCTGCTGGTCGAGTTGTTTCAGAGGGCAACGGGTGGCAGGAAGCATACACGGTCGCACGAGGAGAAGTGCCTCACAGCACTTCTGGACAGAAACAAAATATCGGCAGATACAAATGATATTGTGCTTCGGATTGCCGAGTTGTTAGAGGAGGGACCGAGAGACGACACACCATAACCCAAGACTGACATTCAGCCCGCCTAGGCACTATGCCCCGGTGTGTGTTAAGCATGTGTTTGGTTTTCTCGGCGGTCCTTGTCGGTATAAGGAACTCCCGGAAGATGTTGCACGAGAGCGATCACCGATCATTGTCAAAGCAACTGTAACGGATGTTGACGAGGACAAGGAGGATGGCGTTGAATAACTATCTCACGTTTCTAGGCTCCAAGAGACAGCAAGCCGGTAATGATGGGTTTGACCCTTTGGAATTGCCCGACTACCTCTACGATTTCCAAAAGGACCTAGTGACGTGGGCGTTGCGGAAAGGGCGTGCGGCTATATTTGCTGATTGCGGACTGGGTAAGACGATCATGCAGTTAGTGTGGGCGGACAGTGTACGGAAACACACAGGCGGTTCCATACTCATCCTAACACCGT